CTACCTGAAAAAGTTGGTGGGTGGTCTTCACTAGTATCAGATAAAATTGTAGGTGTAGTTAGAAAACAACACTCTTTCGTAGATCTAGATGGTAACCGGTACGTGGCCCTTGGAACAGATAAGTTTTTACTTTTATACTTTGAAGGACAACTTCATGACATTACACCTATAAAAGCTACAGTTGGTTCTGTTGTTATGTCTTGTGGAGATGCAAGTTTTGATGTGACATTAACTTTTTCATCAGACCATAATTTAGAATCTGGGGATATAATATTATTAGATAACGTAACAGTTCCAACGGGTGCAGGTTTAACTAATGCTGCATTTGAAGATAAGTTATTTCAAGTTACAAGAGTTACATCATCAAAGATTGCAATCATAACAGGAACACAACAAACAACAGGATCTGGATCGGGTGGATCTTGTAGTGTCATACCATATGAAAAAGTAGGTCCTGCTGCACAATCTTATGGTTATGGTTTTGGTATTGGTAACTATGGAGGAACTGTATCAGGTGTTACTACAACAACTTTAAACGGAGCTTTACTTGCTGACACTGCTGGTACAGGAGGATCTGGTACAGCAATAACTTTAGCATCAACATCTGGTTTTCCAACTGCTGGAACAATCGCTGTTGGTAACGAATTAATTACATACACAGGTATTGCTGGTTCTGATTTAACAGGTATCACCAGAGGTGCAAATGGAACAGCAACTGCTGGAACATCAAATGGACAAGCACACAGTGATGCAAGCACTGTAACAAATGCCACAAACTTTTCTGGATTTGGTAGTGCTGTAAGTGCATCGTCTGTAGTTCTAGAACCTGGTCTGTGGAGTTTAGATAATTTTGGTCAAGTATTGATTGCAACGATTGCAAACGGTAAAACATTTA